GTTCCAATTGTTAAAAATTCGTTACTAGAAGAAGTAATAACACCGTCGCTGTACGTATATCCAGACAGTGGTTCCAATTCCGGTGTAATATATTTTATTCTTTCGCTAGTACTCCGATTCGCTAAGACTGTACTTTCCGTAATATTTGCAGGAACAGATTGATTTTTCAGTCTTACCGTGATAGGTGCAGTGCTTCCATCTGGTGGTACGACGCTGTAGGCATGATGCGAATAAATATGTTTATAATCTGAAATAAGGCCACCAACTGTCAGTTCGTTGCCGTTCACGTCAACAACTTCCCAGTTTTCTGCATACCCATTTAGGGCAATAACATTCTCATTTTCGTCTAAAAATGACCATTCATTGTTTTTGCTAAGAAATGATTCTGTACGTGCCATTAAACTGCCCTAGGTATTAGCACTACGGTTATGTCGGTATCGATGTCAAGAATTCTTGGTAGTGTACCTTTGTATTTAAACTTCAGGTCGCCGTTGGTCTCGTTGCCATCAGAATTGGAGTCTGTCCCGGTAATTGTTATATTGCCAACAGATACGATGCCGTCAACCCCTATTAGGAAAGATGAAATATAACTGAGTCTAAGATGTTCCTCGTTTGTCGGAAAATTATCTGGACTTATCGAGTTGTAAATAATACTTTTCATAAGTGACTCAATATCATAATCTTGCAGAGCCTCGTTATATACAATGCTGATACTTATTTCAACGTCGGCTCTAAAAAAATCTTTAACTCCTATTGTTAAACCAGAAATACTTTTTGACATCAAATCTGCGCCAATAGTATTTTTGTCGCCGACACCCAAATCTTGGCCTATGCCATAAACAAACGCCGTGACGTAACCAGTAGAATTGGCAGCACCAATTTCTAAACTGGCAGTATCTGTGGATTGTGTTCTGTCATAAATACGACACCTAGTAACGTTCGTGTATGCGGTAGCAACATATGCTTGCAGTTGACTTGCAGTAACTAAGACGTCAGACAGTGAAGCCATCTGTGTTCGTACTCTGCTCAAATATGTGAAGTCGTTTTCTGGCTCAATACCATTAGTGAATGGTGTGGGATAGTAAACTCCAGTTACGTTGGTCACTGTTCCTGCAGTTGGTGTTGTACCACCAGTAGACGTATACTTCATGCTGGTTGTGGTGAGGATTTCTTGAACGACTACCGATGTTGGTGAGCCTCCATGAAGAGTCCCTGAACCAGCGGTTGCTGTTAATACACTACCAGCAACAAACCCCGAAGTGGATTCCATATTGGTAATCGTTGCCGTACTGCGGAGAAGCCCACCGACAGTTAGGGTCAAGTTATTCGCCGATGTTGCGCCACCAAGGCTTTCGCCCGGAATGGTAATCGTATTACCTACCGCATATCCACTGCCACCGGAAGTTATGGTAACCGTAATAAAACCACTATACGCCGTGCCCGAACCAGTTTTAGTGATAGTGAATACTGCGCCACTACCAGAACCGCTGGTTGCGCTCTGTGTGACCCCAGTATAAGTTGCTGCCCCTGCAATGCTAGTTCCGGAAGCAGTAAACGTTGTAGAACCCTGCAGTAAACTATTCGCACTAATTGAACCGATAGTTCCAGTAGCACTCAAGCCGTCATCCCAAACATTGACGGACTCTAGATTGACGTTGACATTCATTGGTACGAGAGAGTCGTCGCTAATCATGGTTGGGTGTAAGCCAATAGCCTGAGAGTAAAGAGTCGCTACAGCAGTCAAGGGTGAACCAGTCTCCACGGCATCAATAGATACATCTTCTGCTAGTTCATAGGTGTATTGATATGTGTCGCCAGCAATTTTTTCTGAGAAAGAGAAAATGCTTCCTGCTGGAATGTATGCTCCGTCGCTGTCGGCTGCAACGAATTCTACAACAACTGATGCTCGGGAGCCGTAAGAGCGGCTGACTCCAAGCATTTTTGCTGTTCCTTCCATAAGTCGTGAAGGGAGTCTATTTATTGCCCCTACTGATAGGGATGACATGTATGCGAAAGCCTGAAATAGCGCATCTTCTGGGGTGCCTCGACGCAGGGTGAACTCTGGCATGGTTAAGCGGGCTAGTTCTATCGCTCCTAGATAGACGTCTACTGGTTGAACGTCGTATACTGTTAAGTCGATGTATGGTGAGAAATCTGCGGGCATTATTGACGCCTTCTGAAGGTGAATGATATGGAGTTGTTTCCATCTCCGTCGATGTTGTTGATGACTTTTAGAATTTGAACTTCAGGAACAAATCTGCTAGCATTTATTAGGAATTGTCCTTTATCGGCAGATTGGAATGTTGGGTCAAAAACACCAAAATCTGGCGTCATACGCAATACCCCTGGTTCTGTGAGAGCAGAAATACTCAATAATTGCTTATAGTAAGAATCGCTGCCGTCATCAAGTTTAGCAAAACCTGTTTCATTATATTCTATTGGGAACCGTAATGAATCCATTCTGCCTCCTAGTCCACATTAATCTTACACTGCAAGCACCATCGTGGGGCTTATTTAACGTCAGGCGTAGTGGTTTTCTCTGACATTTCACGCATTGTGCCAATCGTTGCCTCAAGGACAGCAATTCGCTGCGCTTGTGCTGCAATCTGATTTGTCAAAGATTCAATAATCTTGTTGACATCTAATTGTACGTCACTCATTTGTTCTCCATTTTTATTGTTTGAAATCACTGAGGCGGATTATAAATTTCAGAATTATTTGAATCTAAATGGTCGGTACCTGCTGGTGCATGGGTCACATTAACCGCCATTGGACCTTTTGGTCCAACTGGAGACATCTCAAAATAAACTACATCGCCCTGCTCGTATGATTCATCATCATAAAACATAAAGGAACCATCTAGGCCAGCAATATATCCGTACCCTCGTGTTTTATTAAAAAATTGAACTTGTCCAATCATTTTTATGTCCTTTGAATATAGGTGTATGGACCGTCTCCACTAACTGTAACAGATGATTTTTCTGGCTCAACGGCAAAGGAGGTATTTTTCCTCACAGCATCAACCCTCCACCAAAACCGTTGATTCTTAACGACGTAACCGCCAGCAAGTTCAACAATAAATTTACCTTCATATATTTCATGGGCAGCAAGGTTGGCAACATTGCCCGTTTCATCAGCGACAGGTGTAATCATGACCGTACGCCCCTCTTCTTCTGTGAGGCTTTCAAAATAATCAGGCAATTCAATTACCGCAACGCCATTTTGAAGTTGTCCCGTACCACGATAAAAGACGTCAGAAGTAGGTCCCTCTGCGCAAGCATGAACAAGATAATTATCTTGCTTTATTGGATGGTCGATGACAAAAGTTTTTACGGCAGTAACGTCAACATACATTGTGTATGTGCCTGTCCAACTCCATGAAGCGCCATTGCCCTCACGCATTTGAATGGTTGGATGGCTGTTTGAACCTGGACCATATAGTCTTCCATTGACGTATACATAGTTAGCAGAAAAATTAGTACTAGCACCGTTGCTGGGATATGTTTTTATATACCCATCGTCTGCTACGCAATTGATTCCGCGAGCATATGTAGTGTTGTACCACCCACCTCCACCAGAGGTGCGTAGCCATTCGCCACCCGTCACCGTTAGGTAGGTGGCAGAAACCGTACCTCCACTCTGATTCGTAGCAGTAGTGGCGGAAGTTGCGGAAGTTGCGGAAGTTGCGGTAGTGGCATTCCCTGATAATGCTCCACTAAATGTTGTTGCAGTAACAGTCCCCGAAAAAGTAGCACCAGTGCTAGTGACGCCAATTCGTTCGGCTACGCCACTTTCAACTAGAGACCATCTAGTTCCAGCAGGGTTTACTTCGTAATGCCATTTGTAAACCCCGCCTATTTGGAAGTATTGAATTGCATAGTAACCAGTAGGGGCGTTGATAGTGATAACCCTGTTCGCCCCTGCTCCACCAATAGTTAAGGTAGTCAAAGTTCCTAAACCTGTGATACTCGAATAATCACCACTCAGTCGAGCAGAAGCGACCGTACCTGTTAATTGCCCTGCAGGTAAAGATGTCAGAGATGCACCCGACCCGCTAAAAGTTGTAGCAGTAACAGTTCCAACGACTTGAAGTGCTGTTGAAGGAGAGGCAGTACCAATTCCAACACGGTCGGTGGATGAGTTGACCTTGAGTGTTGTCGTATCTACGGTAATATCGCCAGTGACGTTAAGACTCGCCAGAGTCATGGTACTCGTAAAGGCAATAGTCCATTTACCGTCTGCATAAATCCATGTTTTATCACCAAACGTATAGGTGTCGTTTTCTGCTGGGGAGTTTGGAAAATCAATAGCCATTAGATTTTATCTCATTCTTCCTAATTTTTATTCACAAGCGATTTAATAATGTTTTCGACATCTAATTGTACATTAGGTATTGTTATCCGTCTGTTGGCGGAAGTTCTGATTGAGGTAAATCAACTTTTAGTATATCAAGGATGACCCATTCTTGATTCTCTTCGTTCCATCCCCATGTTTCGTCACCATCTGGTCGTGGAGTAGGGGTGGTCCATAAACCTGTTTCGGGGTCAATAATAAATGAGGGAAATTCTGTTGGCTTGGGTGGAATGAAAGCATCTAGTACTTCATCGTATGTGTAGCCAATTCCAGCATAGTTTTTACGCACTGGTTCTTTACCATTTTTATGAATACCCCCGTGAGTGTTGACGGATGTTTGAATCCATCTTCCACCAAGATTTTCAACAAACCAGTCGTAGCCTTCATTGGGCATTTCGTTATTACCGACAAGCACATTGATAACAATATTGTTTTCGTCTATTTGTGCAAAGTGACTCATTTCAACCACCTTAAATAAATTATTCCGCCTGTACCTACAAAGCCAGGGCCAAAACTTGCGTCGTTTGCCCCTGAACCGCCTGCGCCACCTGAACCTTGAAAACCTGAAGTACCGTTCCTGCTATTCCAGTTACCGCCATCTCCACCTTTTCCAAATGTTACATCCATAACTGTTGCTGTATTTCCGCCAAGTGCGCCTACATAGTAAGTTACTATTCCTGATGCGTTAGAGCCAGCACCTGCGCCACCTCCACCAGCATTAGCAGAACTTCCTTCATACCCATTTGTCCCTGAATATGTATCATTCCCACTGCCAGTACCACCAAAGAAGTAATATGGATAGTAAACAAGAGCACCACCGCCACCAACAGGGCCAGTTCTTGAAATAGTAACTGCTGCTGGTGTCAGTATGGAAGAGGTGTTACCAGTACCACCTTGGTTAGCCTGTACGGGTGAACCAAAACCACCACCAAATGCCCTAGCACCACCTGCTCCACCACCACCAACAGTTATGGTGTAGTTACCAAGTGGAGCGTTTGTAATCGTTGTATTATTTGCTAGTGCTGCGGCTCCACCACCGCCACCAGCGAAGTATCCATAACTAAAATTATAAGCACCTCCTCCGCCTCCTCCTCCGCCAGCAACTACAAGAACTTCAATGTTTCTAACACCATTAATAATAGTAAATGTTCCACTTGAAGTAAAATACACGCCAGCATAGTTGCCACCTGGATTGTATGTAGTTCCACCAGTAGTATACAAACTACTTCTACTGCTCCCAATTAAACCAGAAACTGCACCAGCCATTAAGTCAATCCGTTTCCGCTAATCATCCATGTTGTTGCAGCAACTTTGACAGCAGTTGCCATACCAAATGGGGCAAGAGTTCTAGAACCAGTTGTTCCACTACTAACCAAAAGTAAGGTGTCAGTTGTAATCGCAATAGTTACGGTTGCGCCTGTAGCGTTAGCAAAAGTAATAGTTGTACCAATAGGCATGGCAAGGCTTGCATTGGAAGGAATAGTCACCGTACGAGTTGCAGTGGAATAAATGTGTGTTCCAGCGTCGGCAGCAACTATCGTATATGCGCCTGTAGTAGTGGAGTTTTGAGGCAGACCCATATAACCGACACCATTAGCAGCAGTTGTAGTTGTTGCGGCAGTAGGACTTGCCGTAACGCCCGTAGGACCAGTGGCTCCTGTAATACCAGTAGGACCCGTAGGTCCTGTAGCCCCCGTAGTGCCAGTGGGACCCGTCGCTCCCGTAGCCCCTGTTGCGCCCGTTATACCCGTTGCGCCTGTAGGTCCTGTTGCCCCTGTCGGTCCACCTGAAGGACCAGTAGCGCCAGTTGGTCCAGTCGCACCTATTGCACCCACTCCTGTTGGTCCAGTTGCCCCCGTAGGACCTGTTGCCCCAGCATCACCGGTAGTCCCCGTTACGCCAGTAGGACCGGTCGCACCTGCAACACCAGTAGCGCCAGTTGGTCCAGTCGCGCCTGTTGCGCCTGTCCCTGTCGCTCCTGTTGTACCAGTGGGGCCAGTAGCGCCCGTTGGTCCAGTGGCTCCTGTAGCGCCGGTAGCGCCGACACCAGTTGCACCTGTTGTGCCAGTGGGCCCTGTTGCACCAGTAATGCCCGTTGGGCCAGTTGGACCACCCGAAGGGCCGGTAGCGCCCGTAGCGCCTGTCAAGCCAGCGGTTCCCTTGTTGCTACCAACTTCCACCCAGTATGAATCGTAGCGAACAAACATAATTGCAGTATCAGACTCGTACCATAAGTCGCCCGCGGCAGGAGAAATTGGGGCGGTATCACTAACCGTTACGCCCGCACCAACAGACTCAATCCCATAGGGTCCATAAATAATTAATTCTTGTTTCAAGCCATCTAGTAAACTGCAAACCACCTTGTCACCTTTGGTGAGGATGTGGGAACCAACTACTTTGCAACGGTCGAATGTTGAACGTAGTTTTTTGACGTGAACAGCAACAGTGTTGTCTGCATAAACCATTTTTACTTCGCCTAAATATGTTGCGTTTGGTTGGAGCGGATAGGCGGAACCTTTTGTCCCATGCGTAGTGCTTCTAATGTCAGCCATTTAAATCAAACCCCCACTGCCATACAGGTATACTTCACCAAGTCCTGTAGATGGGAAAATTTGACCAACTTCATAATTAATAATCTTCCCATCGGGACGTTCAGGGCTGGCGAAACTAATGTTGACTGGTTCGCGACTAAAATGATTAAACGAAACTTCAGTAATAAGGAACGGGCGACCATCAAAAGTTGGGATACCGAAAAGCATAACCGTCATGCCTGGACGTAAAGATAATCCAGAAATGTAGTCAACTGTTGCGCTACCTTCTGCTGCTAATGGGTCGTCTTCCGATTGTCGTACTTGAGGGCATTGATGAAGTTGAAAAGCATTTCCTATGTCACTAAAGTTTTCGTTCAAATAGTTTCTGGGCCAACGCAAAGGAACATAGTTGAACGTTGCCGTAAATGTTTTATTATTTTGTGGGTCAATATATTCTAATTCTGTTTGGTATAAACCCCATTTCCCTATAAGGCGATGTGGGGAAACAAAAAACAGAACGCCGTCACATTCGAAAATCAAATATTTTGCTTCGCTAGCAAGACTGTCCATGACTGTCCATGTTGAATCTGCCTCAGTGTCACCGCTGGCTTTTGTTATTTGCTTTTTTTTACTTGTTTTTTGAACAGAGTAATCTAATTTATATTTTCGTGCTGCTGCTATCACAAAATCTGAACCATCACCTTTAATTGTTCCTGGTTCTTTGTCTCGTTTCATTTGTTGAACAGCCTTGGTACGTAACTCTAATTTTATTATTGGCGAAGAGCCACTTCCTGGCGATACCTCAACGGATGCTATTTCTAGCAGTTGTTCTAAAAAGTCGTTGTCATTTCTGATTGATGCCGTGGGTGCCCCAATCATATTTTTATCTCCATTATATTTACCCATGAATACGTATGTTCTGTATAGGACGTCTCTACCTACTATGAAATAGTTGTTTCTTAGAAGGTCGAAGTTTGTATCAATGATTTCTACTGAAAGTTGAGTTACTAGGCTCATGGAGTAACTAACATTTATTGAAATAATGGACGATTTTATTTCTTCCATAATGCCAGTAGTGAGGTCACCAAATAGCAACTCCCAATCAGACTTTCCAGTTGTAAAATTGTTCTCAGTCATAACTATCCCGTCACCGTGGGTGTGGGTGTAACAATACTGTCTCGTACCGAAGGCTGCAGAATGGGTGTCCACAAATTAGGATTACCTGGCGTT